ATCTATTTGCTTGTAAAAGGACTGAAATGATTAAAAGAATTGGGTTTTGTTGTAAATTTTCCGAACTACACCCTACAAAAGGCATTGTCTCAATTCCTGAATACAACTGTAAGACTACCACAATTGCTTGGTTGAATAGGCAATCTAAAAATTCGGCTTATGATAGACTTATGGACATTGCTAAACACAATATAACTTCTATCAAAAAAGTTGTTGACCATGTTTCTACCTTGCCACCTGAGTTAAAAATATTTAGAATTAGCTCGGATATTTTTCCTGCATATACTCATGATGACTATAAACCTTTTTGGCGTGACTCCGATACTCAAAATCTACTTGAGCGATGGATGGCTCCTATCGGTGAAACTGCTAGAAAAAACAATGTACGATTAAGTTGGCACCCAGATCAATTTGTGGTTCTTGCTAGTGATCGTCCTGAGGTAGTAAATAAAAGTATCGAAGAATTTGAATATCACGCAGACATGGCACGATTCATGGGTTATGGCAAAACGTTTCAGGACATCAAAATCAATGTGCATATCAGTGGTCGCCAAGGGCCTGAAGGCATCAGAAAAGCCTATAACCGACTTAGTCCCGAAGCACGTAACGGACTCACAATCGAGAACGAAGAAATCAGTTGGAATCTCGATTCGTGCTTAGAACTTACTGATTTGGTACCTATCGTACTAGACATACATCATCATTGGGTTAACTCAGGAGAATATATTCAACCTAATGACAGTCGCGTACAAAGGGTTATTGACAGCTGGCGTGGTATTAGGCCTGTTATTCATTACAGTTTATCTAGGGAAGAATATCTTGTTGGTCATTCCAAACATCAATTACCTTGCCTTAATAAGCTAATGGAAAGTGGGCTCAACAAGCAAAAATTAAGAGCGCATAGTGATTATATGTGGTGTGACGCAGCAAATGATTGGGCAAAAACACATTGGGACTGGGCCGATGTAATGGTCGAATGTAAGTCAAAAAATCTAGGCGCGCATCAACTCTATGAGTATTGGAAACAAACTTAATATTTGGTGAGTACCTTTGCGAAGTTTATTAATGGTTGCTGTATCTATCTCCATTAATTTCGTAATTTGTCTATTAGTTTTACCTTCTGAAATTAGAAGTACAGCCAATTCGTATTTTGTATAATCATTAGTATATCTAGTGACCCATGTATTCATTGCCTTATTATGTGCTTTTTCTGGATTATTCGAATACCAATCTTTTAACGAGTTTGATTGTTTTTTTATTATTAAACTGCGATCAGGATTTCTATCAAAATATTTTTTTAAAGCTATCGATACTTTTGGGTTAGATTTTCCTCTTATGGTTGCTGCTAATTTTTCGGTATGTTCTTTTTTCCTAGGAGGTTTTGGTTTCCCTAATTGTGATATTCTTAATTTTTGCTTGGTTTCTTCAGTTGGATTGCCGCCGCCACCTGTTTCAGGAATACGGTTCGCCCATATTCTATTACCAAAGTTGTCAACTGCGTTCAATATTCTGTAATAAGTAGAATAATATTTTCCGAAATAGTTTAATTCCTCTTTAGAATTGCACTTTTGTAAAATTTCAGTGCTAACATCATATCCGTGTTCATTTAAATGCTGAACCGCAGTAAGTATAAGGATCCTGCTTTGAAGTTTGACCTAAATATTTTAACCCAGTAATATTATGGGTCTTTATGTAAAGAAAATAAATAATCATGCTGATTGCTCCTTGATAGCGTTAGAGAGGGTGGGTACTTCCAATACCGCGATCCTCACTTTTATTTATGATATTACTTGACTTTACGATACAAATATTATATATTTAGATATTCGAGGAAAAAAATGCTAGACAAACTAAAAAAGTTATTCAAGAAGCCTGAACCTGTAAAAACAGAAGAAACAAAAAAGCCACGTAAGCAGAAACAAAAAAAATCAGAGGATACTCTGAGTATAAAAGAACAAGCTACGTTAGATAACGAACCATATATCAGTATCACTAAAATTGAAATTGATCCAAATAACATCAACAATGGAGCGTTTGAATTAGATTGGAATGACAAGTTTGTTATCAATTTGGTCAAAGCAGGTTACAAAATCAAAAGTGATGATACCGACCAAGAAATTGTTGATCGTTGGTTTCAAAATGTATGTAGGAACATAGCATTGGAAATCTATGAGCAAGAACAAGCTGATCCAGAAAAGCGTAGTGATCTTAGAATCATTCAGTCACGTGATATTGGAAATGGAAGAAGTGAGGTAAGTTGACAATAATGTAAAATAGTGTTATACTTAACACAATATGTCTAACTATATACCTAATAATCATGAACTACGCCCTAATTGATACAGCCAATACTTTTTTCCGCGCCCGTCATGTGGCATTTCGCAGTAATGATGCTTGGGAAAAGATCGGCATGGCACTACACATTACTTTGGCTTCGGTCAATAAAGTGGTTCGCAATAACAAGATTGATCACGTTGTATTTTGTCTTGAAGGTCGCAGTTGGCGTAAAGATTTCTACAAGCCCTACAAGGCTCATCGTAAAGTCGATGAAGCAGCACTAACCGACAGTGAAATAGAAGAAAATAAGTTGTTCTGGGAAACGTATGAAATTTTCACTACGTTTCTACGTGAAAAAACCAACGTTAGTGTATTGAGTGAACCTAATAGTGAGGCAGATGATGTTATTGCAAGGTTCATTCATTTGCATCCCAACGACAATCATTTCATTATCAGTTCCGATTCTGACTTTGACCAACTCATTGCCAACAATGTTTCTAGATACAATGGAATTACCAATGAATTGATCACACTTAATGGCTATTTCAAGGATAATGGAAAGCCCATTATCGATAAGAAAACTAAAGAACAAAAAACTCTAGGTGATCCCAAGTTTGTTTTGTTTGAAAAGTGTATGCGCGGTGACGGCACTGACAATGTGTTTAGTGCTTATCCCGGTGTTCGTACTAAAGGCACTAAAAATCGTGTTGGGCTTATTGAAGCATATCAAGATCGTGATAAGCAGGGCTTTAACTGGAACAACATGATGTTGCAACGTTGGGTAGACCACGACAAGGTTGAACATAGAGTACGAGATGATTATGAACGCAATCGTATTCTTATTGATCTTACTTGTCAGCCACAAGAGGTCAAAGACAATGTTGATAATGTAATTCGTGAAAATGTTCGTATCAAGACAACGCCTCAAGTTGGCATTCATTTTTTGAAATTTTGCGGAAAGTATGAACTTGAAGAAATTGCTAAGAACTCTTCGGCTTATTCTAAATGGCTTAATGCTCCATATACAGGGGAAATTTGTGGACAGTCTGCTTAAAAAACAATTTGCAGCAGGCATGCTAGAAATCTTTAAGGATAAAGACCTTTACTATTCAAGTAGTGTTGATAAAAAATACAATAAGTTTACTGAAAAGGGTGAACAAGCTGTACTTGAATATGTAAAAATCATGGCCCCTTATTTACTTGAAGATGAAGAAAAAACCGTCAGAGAAAAAGCAAAAGAAATGGTTTGGAGTGAGTTGAAAAAATGAAGATAACTAGTCAACCAACATCATTAAGAACTATTAGACCTGGTGATAACGATTGGTATCTAGTTGATGGTTCAATGATTGCAGCTAGAGCAAGTATTGAAATTAGTGATGAATGCCCTTTTACTTATAAAAGTATTATTCTACAAGCCATAGAATCTGGTTGGTTAAAGTCTGTTGCAACAGTTAAAGATACTGAATTGTTTTGGGAAGAGTTTTCAAAATGAAATTACTTTGTGATGACTTCAATCAAATTTATGTTTGGGTAGATGATCTTGATGAAAACATTGAATTAAGCCCGCATTTTGATTATGAAGATGATGCATTAAATTGGAAACAAAGAATCAAACAAGAACTTTCAGCATGAAAACCTGGCAAAAACTACCCAACGCCAGGCATATCGATTGGGTATTAAAATCACTGAAAACACATAAACAGCTATGGCGAGATACCTATATTCAAGTTTGGGATCAGACTTATTATCAGGCTCTTAATCAGGCTTGG